TATTTCGATTGCACCCAGCGTGGAAGGCGTATTGTCCCTGCGCGTCGATCATGGGCACGACGCGGTCAGACTCGGGCGCGACGAGCCAGGGCGGGACTGTCACCCGAGCCCCCGCTTCAGCTCCTCGGCGATCTTCGCGGCCTCTTCGTCAAGCTCGAGCCGCGCCGCTCCGCGCTCGGTGAGCCGTCGCAGATGCGCGACGATTTCTTCGGGCTCGCGCCCCGAGCGTAGCACTTCGCGCACCGCGCCGAGCAGACCGCGCGCGACCGGGCCGCTCAGCCCCGGCAGCAGCTCACCGAGGAGCCGCCCGGCGAGGTCGAGGCCGACGCCGAGCTTCTCGCGCTGGTCAGTGTCGAGCAGGCTCACCGGTCACCTCCGCACGTCCATGACGGCAGCCCCGCCGGCAGTCTGACACCGAGCGCGTCGAGCAAGCGCACGACGTGCGCGACCGCTTCGACCGCCGACGAGAGCCGCTCGCACGCTGTGCGCGGCGCCGCGTCGGGGTCGCCGTCCTCGGCCCATGCGAGGAGCTCTGCGCCGGCGACGTCGAGCGCCGCCGCGCTCACGTCGAGGCCCGCTTCCGCTGCGCGCCAGCGCTCCGCGCGCTCGGTGACGCATGCGTCGATAGCAGCCGGGCTCGTCTCGCTCGAGCACGTCTCGCGCAGGTCGTCGCGTACCTCGCGCCGCACCGTCGCGACGGCGCCGCTCTGGAGCGCGTGCGCCACACCGTAGGTGGTCGTGGCACGGTCGAGCTTCGACGCGCCGCAGCCGCCGAGGAGCACGACGTAGGCGACAACGGCCGCGATCGTCAGCGCGACGCGCCACGGCGACTCGGGGCGCTCGATGGGGTCGAGGCGCGAGAGCTCGACGACGCGATAACGCGCGCTCACGACGGCGCCCGCTTGACTGCGCTGGGGCCGAGCAGACCGAGCCCGGCACCGACGAGACCAGACCCGACCTCGGCAGCGGTGTCGGTGACGAGGAGCGCGATGCCGCCGCCGATGAGGGCAAGCGATGCGACTAGAACCGACCAGTGAATCGACATGAAAACCTCACGACAGGTAGGGATCTTCCGCCCACTGAAACAGCGACCATTCGAGCATGACGGCCAGCGCCCACTCGAGCTCGACGACGTGCGCCGAGCCATAGCCGCGAATCACCACCTCGATCATCGCGTCGGCGCCAGGCGGGCGAGCTGCCGGACGTCTGACCGGACCTCGACGAGGAGCGATTGAATCGAGTCGAGGCGCTCCGAAAGCACGGCTTGCTCGCGAGCTCTGTCGGCGTCGGATGCCGCCAGGCGGTCGACGCGCTGTGCGAGCGCAGCGGTTTCTTGCGCGACGCTCTCGACCTCGGCGGTCGTGACGGCGAGCGTCGCGAGCGCAGACCCGCCGACGCTCAGGAGCGTGACAAGGATGCCGAGCGTCCATTGCGGGATTTTGATCGATGGCGGTGGCTGGGTGGTCACGGGATATCCTCCGGCGCGGGGATAAGGGGCTGAATACTCTCGAACGACGCCACTTCGTAGCCGACAATCAGCTCGCCGAAAAGCCCGTCAGGAATCTCGGCTAGTACGTCTTCCATCAGAAACCAGCGCCCGTCCGTCATCGGAGCTGGGGCGAGTCTGTGCCGGCCCGATTGAGCCGCAATCAGCGTTTGCGCGTCAGCGTCGGTGAAGATCAGGGCGTTCATATTGTGATCCCGTACTTGTTGGCCAGGTATGAAAATCCTACGGTATGGCTGACGCGATGTCTGCAATTAGCGTTGTCACTCTGTTTTCCAAGAGTGACAGGTCCAGCGATTCGCCGACCGAATAGAACGCAATTTCCGCCCTGCTTAGAAGCGTGGCATTAGATCGAGAAAACACAAACACATTGAGCGCGGAGGAGGTTACGCTGTTCGTGTTTTGTGTCGTTGTAGTACCGCCAAGCCTCCAGCCGAAGTTTGACGAAGCGCTTCGCGATACGCCGAGAAAGGCTGGCGATGTCGGCGTGGGCGAACCAATCGCGGCCCCTCCTACGTTTCGGCTTCGGAAATACACTTGCGAAGACACATGAAGAACCTCGGTGATAGACGCGCCGAAAGAAGACGCGCCGCCTGAAATGTAAGCATACGAGCTGGCGCCTGACTCCGGTGTCGTTGTGTAAACCGCGACGTGCTGATCGTTTTGAGGGTCGGCGTCGCAAGCTCTGTTCGTGTCCAGATACTCGCTCCCGGTTCCCGTCAAACCGGTTTTGCGGTCGTAGTCGCCGGAGACAAAATTGTGGTTTGTCGGTGCCGTGCCAGCAAGCGGTGTCAGCGCACCATTCAGGTTATCCCACCCCGCCATAATGCAGGATGCCTTAATGGCGTTCCACGTTCCGTCAGCTTTGCTGCCCGTAATGAATGCGTCGATGGCGTCAACGAGGTCTTTTACTTGGCTCATGACAGTGACCCTCCTGCTGCGTAGCCGCGATTGACATAGGCCACGGTGTCGGCGTCGTAGTCACTTGCGGCAAGGCCAGTGTTGATACCAAACTCAAGTGCGGCAATCAGCGTAGAAACGCGAGATTCGAGCAGCTCCAAATCGAGATCTTCGCCGATGGAATAGAAGGCCAGACGGGCGTCGGTCGGAGAATGCGGCGGCGTGGTGCCTCGGTCGAATATCTGGATGGCCGACGCGGAGGGTGTCTCGGACGCGCGGGTAATCACTGAGGTCGTGGCGTTGTCTCGCAGGGTGTAGGTAGCAGAGTTGTCTCTGCTAAAGCCCTTGAACCCCAAGATGAAAGCGCTTGCCAAAGTGTTGTTGTAGGTCGCCGACCGATTTCTGACGTAGATATTACCGTCGGTGTTTTGCAAGAAATTGTTGGCGCCGGTAGTCGGACCAGCGTCCGATGCCATAAAGAACCGCAGACCAGAAGTCGGGGCGGCCGTCACATAGAAGGCGTTATGGTTATCGTCCTGCGGGTCGGCATTATTGGCTCGGTTGCTGCTCAGGTACTTTGTGGTTCCATCGCCAACCAACCCCGTTTTTCGGCTGTAGTCGCCAGACACGAAGTTGAAGTTTGTCGGCGCCGCGCCCACCAGGGGCTGCAATGCGCCGGACAGCGTCCGCGCACCGGCGAGGATGCACGACGCTTTGATGGCGGCCCAGACGCCATCGGCCTTGCATCCGACCACAAAGTCGTTGATTGCAGTTTTGACCTCGGGCTCCAGGCTTTGATCGTCTCCGCTCGGGCCTTCGACGCGATCGAAATACGCTTGCGCGTCGGGGTCATACGAGGGAACCGGGACTGCGCCCCCGCCGAGCGTGAACCGCGTGCCGGGGCGGCGAAGGAGGCCGGTGCCTGCGAAGCGCCTCGACATCACGCGACCTTCGGCGAGGAGCACCAGACGTGCGCCTCGAAAGCGGCAGAGCCGTCGGCCGCCTGCACGCTCACGAACTGCGAGCTCTGCTCGACGTACCAGCTGAAGCTCGCGCCCGCCGAGAGGTAGACATCGGTCGTGTCAGCCTCGGGCGCTGTGGCACCCCAGCGAGCTCGCACAGCGGTGCCGGCGACCTGCAAGGTCGCATAGCGCCCGACCGGCAGCGCGGTCGCGTTCGCGGCGCCCGTGGCGCCCGTGCCGGAGAGACGCTGCGGCTCACCCGCAGCGACGGTCGTCGCGTCGACGGTGCCGGTGTAGATGGGCGCGGTCGCGAAAGCAGCGGAGATGAGATTGGTCGACATCGGAATCCTCAGGGTGAGAGTAGCACGCGATCATTCGTAGACGATCCAGCCGGCGACGTAGACCGTGCCGGCTCCAGCCGACCGACGCGAGTCGCACGTCAGCTCGTCCCAGGTCGCCGATTGCAGCCCGGTCGCGGTCGATAGGTCTTCACAATCGACCACGAGATCGGTGATTTCGTTCGACCACGCCGGGGTCGTATTCGTGAAGCTCACGGCGGAGCTCGCACCGTTGACGCTCGACTCGACTCGGAACTCGCCGGTCGTGCCGCTCGTGACCCAGCCGTAACAGCGCGCTTTGACGGTGCGCGTCGTGTCGCCGACGCGCTTCTTTCGCGCAAGCACCGGCACGCCATTGCCGCCGACGACGGGCGCGAAGGTCGCGCTCGTCGAGTCTGTCGCGTAAGTCGTGATCGTGCTCGAGCCGTTTGAATACGGCACCGCATGAAACGCAAGCGTGCGCGTGCCGAACGTGTCATCGGCGAGCGCATCGGCGAGCGCCTCGACACTGGCCGCTGTGATGGGCTGCCCCGCCGCTAGTGCCGTGGTGTCGATGCCGCCCGCGCTCGCGGTCTGCTCGAGGTACGCACGCGGCACTTCGTAGACGGCGATTGATTCCACGTTGGTATCGGTAACCGGCACAATGACATCCAGATTGATATCAATCGCGGCCGAGCTGTAAGCAGCTCGCGGTGACACGCTCAGCAGTATCGGGACCGGCGCGTCGACTATTCCTGGCAAGACCGATGAGACGTTCTTGGTCGCGACCATCGCAACCAAGTCGATTGCCGAATAACTCGGCAAAATGCGAATCGCATA